CTTTTTAGATATTTCTGGTAGTGTCGTTTTGAGAGAACTGCACAATACTATTCTCTGGTCAACATGGTCATCATTATTACAGTAGTAACTATCTATACCAGCAATACGCCTCCAATTTTCTTGTTTGCATAGTAATCGGAATTCTTCCATAACATTTAATTGATTATAATAGTCATTAAATAATTGTATCTCTATAAACACATTTTCTTCACCAAAAATACTATTCAATTGCTCAATATGATGTTTTGCTATATTTTCCCAATCTAATTTCAATTGATTATCAGAGGTTGTATTCTTCCACAAAGAAGATCCATAATATCCAGTAATACATATTAAAGAATCATTATCTACTAATTTTTGTAGATTTTCTAAATCTATTCTTGGTTTTTTGTGAAAAAATTGTTCCGAGTTAGTTTGTGATACTATATTAATCAGGCTTTGCCATCCCTTTAGATTTTTACATAAGATAGTAATCTTTGACAAAGATTCGTTTTCAGTATTTTTTATAGAAGCATCATGATCAGTAATAAAAATTTCACAACCTAAAATTGGTTTAATATTATTTGCTGTCATTTCTTTATAAAAAGCTATGGCTCCTGAGATATTGCCACTATCTGTTAAGGCGCAACTTTTTATACCAAGAGACAAGCATCTATCAGATATATCTTTAGGTTTAGATAAGCCTAATTGTAAACTATAATGAGAATGAACGTGTAATGGAATATATGACATTATTCACCAGGAGCTTTATAAAATCCAAAAGTGTGATTTGGGTGTTTATAGTATTTTATCACAGAATCGATTCCTTGCAACTGTACATCATGAGCAATTTGTTCACATTTACACATTGTTTGTCCTTTTGGAGTAGACTCTCCATCCCTATATTCTTCTAATGGATAAATATTAGTATTTTCAAATGTGGTTTTGCCAAAATGGCATAACTTTTTACACATCCAGCTTTTATTAAGATATGGTCGTTTCACGGCTTTAATTTTATCAAACTTATCTCTTAGCATTTGTTCAGTTTTTATTAGATCTGATTTTTGGAAACACATAGAAAACGGCCCGCCATCATTTATAAAATTGATTGTAATCATAATATTGTCTATATTAGGATATAGATGGCTTACAGCATAATGATATATTCTTAGTTGTGGATCATTTTCGAGACATTCTTGTGTTTTTTCTTTTCCTGTCGCCCAGTTTAATCTTCTTCCTGTTTTCCAATCTATAATTTCAAAAAAATTATCATCAATTTGTGTGATTAAATCTATCGTGCCTTTTAAGGCTAAATTTCCTTCTAGTACTCCATCTTCAGTATCATATGAATATTTTGCCCAAGGCTTATCTATGATAAAATCAAAATGTTGTTCTGGACAAATTATATTCCGATTGCGAGGATCAAACATACCATTATTAAATTCTAATGTTTTATTAACCCACTTTAAGCAATCTTCCTTATCTTTATCTTTCCATTGATGATGACTATTATTTTTTGTGTAATGGTTATATACGATATCAAATATATCTGATATACTATAATTATTAATATTAATTATTCCAGCAATATCATCAGTAAAAAGAGTATTTTTATTTTGTTCTGTTTGTTTAATAAATGCTAGTATTTCTAGTACTTTATGTACTATGGTTCCCTTATCTGCTTTTTGATTTGATGGACCTCTCCACCCAAGCACATACTCTATAAAGTATTGCTGCTCACATAAGCTATGAGTATTGAATGACGAGCTACGAAAATATGTTATTATAATTGTAATAACCCTTTCTTTTTTAGAAAAGTGAGTATAGCATAATTTTTATCTGATACAGATAAATTGTGGTTATAGACAACCAAGTCAAAATTTTTATGGTTATAGTTTGTTTGGTCTAATGCTGTTTCACTATCATGGTCAGAGTTGTGTGGATTAAGCATAAGCTTGATAACAATGCCACCAGCCTTTTTAACGGCTTCAACCTCATTAGGAAATCGACAATCTGCAATAATAGCTAATTTAGGATTTTCTGTCTTAATCTTATTAATAGTGGCTTCGGCCCAGATATTTGGTTTCATTTTTCTAAAAATATCGGTACCGACAAACTGCATCACCTCTCTGGCGGTCATTTGTTTTCCGTCCCATTGCAAATCTGTGATTTGATTTTTAAAATTATCATCGCCATAACATTGTTCGTGTGATAATCCTAAAATTTTCATACAAATATCATTTTTTAACGGATCGGCAAAGTTATATATTTTAATTCCTGTACTATTACCAACAACTTTATCATAAAAGTCAAGAATCATTTCTGATGATGATGTTTTACCGGATTGTTTTCTTCCGGCAAAAGCAATTATCTGTGTCATAAAAATACCTTTATTTCTTTTTCTATTTCTGTGGATGTCATTTCGGCTATATCATTTTTTGATATGGTAATATTTTTAATATTGTATGTTTTATGGCATTTATCATGAATTAATTTAGCTGCTTTAATACCAGCATCATCATTATCCATAATAGTAATTATAGTCATTGCGCCACTCATATCCAAAATAGTTTTCTGTCTATCTGTTAGATTTGAGCCGAATAATGCCACACTGTTATGGATATTATTTTCTTCAAGTTTCCATACATTACCAGGACTTTCTACCAGTATAACAGTGCTTGAATTCATTATATATTTTTTAGCATACCAGTAATTGTATAAATGGTCTTGAGTTTTAAAGCCAAAATTATGTCTCCATTTACTGTGTTTCCAACTGTTTTCTTCATCTGGACATTCACCATCATGATAAGATTTACATTGGGTGCATTTTTCAAAAATACTACGTCCTGTACACCCTACCATAAATTTATGATCAATATCGTATACAGGTACCACAGCCCTGTTAAACATTTCTTTATTGGCATTCAAACAATCGCCAACATCATATTTATCTAGTATGTTTTTAGCAAAATTTCTTGATAAGAAATATTCACTAGGAACACGTAAATGATTCCTAATATCTTGTCGTAGAATACCCTGTTTATTATTAATGGTAGTTTTTTGAAGAAGTTTAACATTGTTTACAAAAGTATTCTTGTCTTTTGTATTTTTATTGATTTTAATATCATCAAGAGATACATTTAGAAAATTTGTAGCATAATCCAGAGCCTCTTTAAACGAACAGCCCTCGTCGCCATCTTTAGACCAATTATGATTTCTGTTAGATAATATTCCACGAATAAAACCAATAATCGATCCCTTAAACGTTTCCTCACAGTGATGTGTGCGACACTTCCAATTGCCCCTATAAAAATCTCCTACATGATACAAATTTAATGCGCTATTATTGTCACCGCCATGTATGGGACAACTCATGGAGATAAATTTACCATTAGTCTTAAATTCGAGATTAAAATGTTCTAATAAATCTTCTATACGATCACATAATTTATCGCAAATAATTTTAATTTTATTTTGATCAAATGAAGTCGATTTTTTCATTTTCTGTTTGTTGTGAGCCAAATTGCTTATCATTAGTAACAAATCCTCCATTATTATTCATAATTTCTATTCTTGTTTTACCTTCTATAATTTTTGCACACCAACCCTTCATATGACAATTAATATAGTCATTATCCTCTATTCCTGGTCCGTGTCTACTAATTACAGGAATCAGTTTTCTGTTTCCAGAATCAGAACCATCATCCGCTATTTCTTCATCGGATTTACGTTTAAAAATGGTAAAATTGCTACACAACCATATAATTCTGTCTGATCCTGATGCTGTGTCGGTTGTTTCTTTTGTAATACCATCCCTATTTAATTGAACAAATGCGACAATTGGTAATTGATATTTACACGCAAAATTATGTAAACTCGTCATCATAAAACCCAAAACTTGATATTCTTTCATATCTTGACCAATGCCCTGACTATCCATAAGTTTCAAATAGTCATAAAAAATCACACAAGGTTTAGCAGATCCATCAGTATTTAAGCCGACCTCCTTAACTATCCATCTTTTCATAATAGATAATTGTTCATCAAACGGCTTACCCGCTATCGGTTTATAAAACAAAGGAGTCTCTTTTAATTCTTCAACAGCTTTGTTTACTTTATCTATCATTACAGTAGAATCTGTAAATTTACCAGTTTCTATTTTTGATATTTCTATTTCTGTAATCATGGCTATTAGCCTGTTTAGATGATCTTCTTTTGTCATTTCTGTATCAAGATTTAAAACTGGAATTTTTAACTTATTAGCAATATAAAATCCCATATTATCAGCTAATAGCGTTTTGCCTGTTTTTGGTCTAGCTGCTATGACATTGATTGTGCTTTTTCTTAATCCTCCACCTATAGCAGAATCATATACTGGGAATCCAGTTGAAATACCAACTTGTTTAATCGGATTATTAATTAGATTGTCTATATAGGCTTCTAAATCTGTGGCGACGTGTGCTGGACCATTATCGCTGTCTGTTAATTTAGAAGAAAAATTGAAAATACCATCCTCTGCAATGCTTAAGATTTGAGTGATACTTTCTTGTCCGGATACTTCTAAGATTTTATCTTTGGTTTCTTCTAATTCATTATAAAGCTTTCTGGCTATCTCTAGTTTTTTAATTTTTGCGGCGAAAGTTGTTGCATTGGCTTTATTGGCTGGAAAATCTAATATAGCCTTCAAGTGTTGAACTTCTTCTTTTCTTTGAAGAATATGATCAACGCCAATATCTTTAGCTGCTGAGTATAAAATACCAATATCTATAATAGTATTGGCATTTTGTTCTAGTATATGCTTTAGGCACTGAAATATAATTTTATTACTATCTATAGTAAATGTGGTTTCAGAAATTAGATCAGAAATTTCTAAAAATACAGATTCTCCATATTGACATATGGTAGATAGTAAGGCTCTTTCAGCGGAAGGGTCTGATAGTATCATTATGGTCTCAACCTGGAGATGAGGAACACCTATTACATTTATATCTGTCTGGCGACTCATACAAAACAGCAGGATTTATAGACTCAGATCTTCCACAAACCCTGCACTTGACATCTATTGTTTTAAATTGTCTATTGCGTGGTGTTGGAGGATTTTTTTGTAGCATCTTATCTATTGCTACGTCTTCCTTATGTAAATTATGAAAACCCAGAGAAATGAACTTATTTTCTGTCTTTGGTTCATTTCGTTTAATGGGTTTGATCTGATGTTCTAAATCTGATTGTGTTGGTGTCGTAGGGCTAGTCTTATTTTCAGAAGACAATCCTTTTTGTAATATAGCGATTAATTGTTTAATATCATCATTATCAAGAGGCATGTTTCACCTTTATTTTTTGTACTGAAAGTATAACATCAGATAAGTTTTTAATACCATTAGCCAGATATGATAATCTGTCCATTCTCTGTTTTGCGTATTTTTGTATTTTATGCAATGACTGTGCCTTGTCATTATGTTTAATTGCTTGGTAAGATTTTTCTAAATACCCATAACCTTTATAATTATTAATCTCGTCCGCAATCGTCTCCTTCACCGTTTCTTCTGCCCAATTATATCTAGCGATTTCTCTATTTAATGTTCTTTGTAAGTAAAAAGAGTATTGTGCTAGTCTATAAGATATTTGAGCACAATCTTCAGGAGTTAATTTTTCAATTTGATCCCTACTCATTGTGAAATATATATTGAGTTCTTGATCATTAAATCCGTGTGTGTTTTGATATTGACCAAGACCTATTGATGACTCATATTCATCTAATACTTTATCCCATTGTTCGACTTGTTCTTTAGTTGTTTGCAACGATATGCTCCCATTCATTAATAGTATTATAAGCTAGTTCTATATATGATATACCATTAACACGACACCATTCGCATTTATCTTTATCTCTCTTTTGTGCTTTTAAGAAAGACAATTTATTATTATGATAAAAGGATGAAAATGCGTAATGCTGTTCACCATGCACTTCTATGCATTTACGATTTAGTGGTAAATAAAAATCTAAATATAAAACTTCTGATTTTCTGACATGTACTGGAACTTCCTCTAAAATTTGCATTGTGGGATATATTTTTTTAAGTACTTCTCTGGCTTTAATATGATAACTAGACTTATGCTGATAAGATTTACTCATATTACCAGTTAATTGCCAAATAGAACTATTACCGTCCAAATCAATCACATTCATTATATACCCATAGTCTTTTTGACTTCCTGATAAAGATTTTCATAAATATCTTTATTTTCAATTAGAAAGTTTCTGACCTTTTCTGTTCCTTGAAATTTGTTCTTATCGTCATTCATAAACGATAGTGTGTACCAAGCTCCACCCTTATTAATTAGTCCTATATCCACAGCAAGATTGATAAGCTCCATTTCTTTATCAATACCTTTACCATATCTAATAAAAGATGTGATATTACCACCGGGAGGACCTAATGCTGAACACATAGTTTGCCATTCAACTTCTTGACCTATTTGAGTATTGTCTGTACCTAATAACCAAGGTTTAAAACTTTTGGCCCTAAGCTTAATATCTGTTTGATAAGCTATTGCCTGCCCACTCTTTTCTTTAAATTCTGCACCATATCCAGTTGGATTACCCATAAGATGGGTTATGCCAATAACAATATTTTTATTAACAGGAATCACATTGGCAACTTTTCTACAAAATTTTGCTAATAGTTTTGCCCCATCTGCTCTTTGCATCTTATCCATATCACTGGTAATTTCTGCCTCAGTACACAAAGCTGAATAAGAGTCTATTATTAGTACAGATCCAGGATCTTCATTAATAATTCTTTCGCCAATTTGTAGATATTCTTCTGCGTGTAAAATTTTACCTGTTTGAGACCCTATAACATCAAATTTATCTAAATTTAGATTCGGTATGCCCTCAATATCTCTTTTTTTCAATCTTCCTTCAATATTCAAGTAATATACATTTCTAGGCTCTGAACCAATTGCATATTCTTCTCTTTGTGCGGTAGCGGCGAAGTCTAAACTCGTTGTTGTTTTTCCGCACTTCGGTTGACCTGTTAATACAACAAAACTACCTTCTGGAATACCTCCATTTAATATTAAGTCTAGTGCTGGACTTACTGGTATAACTATATTTTTTTTATCAATAATGCTATTAGCTGATAAAATTATATCATTACCAAAATCTTTTTTTATACTATCTTGAATTGCTACCATTGTCTATGTCCTTTAATTTGTCTAGAATATTTTTTTTATGGCCGGAGTTTTGCTTACCTTCTTGAAGAAAGTTTCTATCAACAGGTGGTTTGTGCGTATGATCTTTTTGCGAAAGCTCTTTCTTCGCTTGCCTATCTACTATATCGATCAGGTGAGGCGCTCGCAATGAATAAATTTTTACGCCATCACTAGTGGATAATGCGCTAATTATAGTTTTTGGATTATATTTTTTTAATAACTTATGCGCAGTAGCAATTTGTCCTTTATATTCTTTTTCCCATTCTGATGAAACCCAAAATCTATAATGTAAATCCTTTTTATTTTTTTTTGCTATTCTTTCACATATAATCTCAGTAATGAATTGGGCAGCAGTGACAGTTTTACCATTAGAATACTTAGATGGATACTTGTTCATTTATTTGGCTTAAAAATATGATCCTGTGATCTTCCTTGATGATTAAATTTCTTTTTTGCATTATCATTGAATGCTGACGCTTCTCTAGTCATAATAGAGACATTATTGGTTTGTTTGTCTCTGGTGTGTCTTATCATTAATTCTTTAGATGATTTTACAGGTTCACTTTTGGTTGCAAGTGTATTTGTATTTTGCACATGATGTTTTTCTATATGCTCTTTTACGGTATCAATTTGTAAATTTAATTCTTCTGCTATTTCGTCGATTGATTTATTATTACTATATAGCCAATTAATAGCATATGTCGTTGATTTAGATAATTTCATTTAATTTAACTCCCTTTCGGCATTGGTTAGCCAAGCCCTATTTTTTGTTCTTAAAAACGTCAAATACATCTCAAATACTTTGGCATTGACTTGTTTAAAGTCCCAAGCCTTTTTGCCAGTTTTTGCTAAAAATTTAGCACCTGTTCCTTCTGAGTATAGTCCGATTGGATCATAGATCTTACCGTATAATCCGGTTTTGATAAAAAATTTGGTAGATTGATCACCTATAATTTTTTTTGCACACACGTTTGGTTTTTCACTATTGAGTCTAGGATTTTTATCTTCGTCTATATATTCGTGTTGTCCAATCATAGTAAAATATTCTATGGTATTATTTGTATTATCTTTTGGCCTTACAAAAAAATCTTGATTCATTTTTTAATATTCCTTCTTTTTTTATTTCCAGATGTTCCTGGCCATTTTATTTTTGGTTGTTTTTTTACCCTAGACATTCCAGAAGGTAAAGGTTTTTTATATTGATCATCTTTATAGGCATTGTGTTTACTGTATAAGGCTTGTTTTTCATCATCGCTCATTCTTTCTGAGTTTCTCAATGCTAGGTCACCAATTGTTTTTAGTTCTGTATCAGATTTTTTTACAGAAGTATTTAATGTGATAGCATCTTTGGTTATGTTTCGCTCTGTTGAACCAGATTGACATACTACACATGATGGATTTGAAATATAATCTTTAATATAGAAAAATAGCTCAAATTCAGAATGGCATTTATTACAAAAATAAGAATATGTTGGCATTAATAGTTAGATAATTGAGGCAAGTAGTTGACCCATTCTTCTGGCATATCGTCTTTTATTTTATTCAAAAGCTCACACACAGGCAAGTATTTCAAATGTTTATTGGGTTTTATTGGGATATTGCACAATGGCATATTGGCCTCTTTGGGTGTTCTATTTCTTTTTTTTCTATTACATTCTATACAGGCTGTTACTATATTTGTCCAACATGTTGCTGATCTATTATCATCATTCCATTTAGATTTCGGTATTACATGATCATATGTTAAAGTATTTATATCATATTTTTTATTACAATACTGACATGTATAATTATCTCTTATATAAATATTTTTTCTAGAAAATGTCACCAGTTGGTGATTGATCTTAAAAAATCTTTGAGTCTTGGCTATTGCCGGTATAGGGTATTTTTTATCGACCCCATTAATATAATCATTTTTGTAAAAGTCTAATATTTCTATGCCATACTTTGGATTATGTTCAAATCTCATAGACCATATCATAGCTCTTTGCCATGATATAATATTTAGAGGACTATAATCAGCATTTAATAATAAACATTCTTTATGCTTGTGTTCCATTTTCAAAAGTGTCTAATCTTGATAAGATCTTGGCTATAATAGGATTTCTGACAATATCTGAAGATTCTAGTTTACAATTTCCAATACCTTCAATTCCGTCCAAAGCGTTGATCATATTAATAAAACCTCCTTGTAGATGTCGGCTCAAGTCGGACTGACCTATATCTCCAGTAAGAATAAGTTTACTGTCATGACCTACTCTTGTCAATAACATTTTTAATTGCTCATATGATGCATTTTGGCATTCGTCAGCAACTATAAAACAATTATGAAAATTACGACCTCTCATAAGCCCTAATGGGACAACTTCGATTTTATTATTTAGTTTTAGAGACGCATATTGTGCCATACTGATAAAATGATTAATTTCATCAATAATCGGCAATAAATAAGGATGTAATTTTTCTTCTGCTGTTCCTGGTAAATATCCAATTTTTTCCCCAGCTTCTATAACTGGTCTTGTAATAACAATTCTATTAACTTTCTGGTCCAATAAATATTCTAACGCCATACCAATTGCTATATGAGTTTTACCTGATCCGGCCAAACCTTGACAAAAAGTTATGGTATTTTCAGCAACAGTTCTTATATACTCTTTTTGATTATCGCTTCTTGGTTTTAATTTATTTCTAAATATATTACCAATTTGGGTATGATTATCAATATTATTAGTTAAATCAACAGCTTTTTTCTTTTTGTTATTTTTTCTCAATGGTTACCCTTTATGAATAAAGTTAAATTAGACATGCACCACCAGCGCAACTAATTTCCTCTATTCCGACCGTGTTATCCTCCGTTTCAGATAGTTGCGTATAATCAACCTTCTTAAAACTATTAAACAGATCGCAGTATATTTTCCAATTATATACATCTTTCATACAGTAAGTTAATCTTCTAGTATCCCCATCAAAATATTTACCGGCAAAGTTTTTCATTTTTGTCACAAATATTAATTTGGATTCGTGATGATCTTTGCTTGCTTGATTCAAAGTTACATAATCACAAGCTGCCCATAGATTATTATTGAATGCATTAAGAGCTAATTCAATTAAACCAGAGCACCATAATGCAGCATCCCCATACTCTTTAACAATTTCACGACTTGTATAAACTGTTGTAAATGGTGCTTGTGGATAGTCTTTGTCTCCACTTTGTGGGATTAAACTAATACCAGCAAAATATTTACGATTATCATAAATAAATTTGGTTACATCAGTCCACTCTTCTGGTTTAACTGTGACAGTGTTGCTCACATTATGGCTAAGATATTCTTGGGTACATAATGATTTATTTTTACCAGAATAGACCCAATTTTTTTGAGTATCTTTTACAATAGATAACATTTCTACTGCTGGTAATTGATTCTTTAATTTAGCACCGTCTGGTACTTCTATTGGGAATTTAATTACCTCATCAGTATTATTGGCTGACCAACTAGACTTCTCACAGGCTTGCGGGTTTAGTTTTTTAAAGTGCTGATATGGTGCTTCTAAAATATTGGCCTGTACATGTCTTATATATCGTTTGGCGTGATGAGGATGAATACCAGAACTTGTTCCCAGCATACTTGAACTGGTGCCTTCTGGCTTTAAACAGGTCACTCTAGCGGCCTGATTGATATTGATCTTTTTTGATAAAACCTTATTAGTTTCAACGGCCACTTTAGCTCCTGTTCTTAGGATCTTTTCTGATAGTACAAGGTCATGCTTTTCCATAGTGCCAGTTAGAGAAACTCCTAATAAGGCCTCTCTTGCAAAGATTTTGCAACTGGTCTCTCCGAGATAGTCTAATTTAGTAAAGCCAGCTTGTAAAGTACCAATAATTGCTGCCGCTTTGCATCTTTCATAAAAGTCATTTTCGTCTTCTATTGATGAACAATTAATAGTAGAAAGATTGCATCCTTGCCATCCGCTTTTTCCGCTTTCCTCATCTACTGGCCACATACCTACCTCAACACATGGATTAAATGTCATTTCAGTAGAATCACTCCAAATAAATCCTGGTTCTCCAAATTCTTTAACAGACTCCATAAGTGTGTTGAATTCTTCAAACGTAACACTGTCTCTGAGTAAAAGGGCTGAATTGTTGCTTCGTGCTCTTTGGGGATTATCTATATACCAATTGCCAGTTTTAGCTTTTGCCATTTCTTCGTCATCATGACTAAACAATGCAAGACTAGCAGATCGTCTAACTCCGCCACTCAATACAGCGTCGCTACTATGCATAATAATATCATAAGCATCAATTGGACGTAATTTTTTTTGTCCATTAGCAATACAACGGTCTAGTAGGGTTCGTATTTTTTCTAAGCCGTTCGCTAATGGTTCATAACCAGGAGCCTTACCTACTCCAGAAGCCAAAGAAGATCCTTTTGGTCTAATATTAGAATAGTCAAATAATATGTGACAATTTTTATATTGTTGGAATTCTTCGATAGGTTTACTAAAGTAACTACTCAATAAAACACCTAAAGCGTCAGACCAACCCTCAATACTATCATCAATTACATATTTAGTGCCTATGTCCTCTGGAGGATTGTGTTCTAATGTTGGTAATTTAGAAACATGGTGTTTTTGTACACTAAACCCCGTACCACTACCACACAATAATAGCCAGAAACACTCTTGAAAAAATCTTAATCTGTCACAATAAGAACTTGTACAATTATATATTTTGGCATGTCTTTTTAAAATTGGTTCGCCACCAAATTGTAATGCTCTTTGGCTTCCAAGAACTTTCTTTTTATACATCATATCATAAGCCCAATCTATATCGTCTTTTATATCAAACCCACCATAAACAGTGTGCATCATATTGCGAACCCTGTCTACTGCTTCCTTCCAAGTTTCACGACGATTTTTTTCTTCGATCCAACGAGCATATTTACTGACAAATGTATAATTCTGTAGTTCTTGAAGCGAGGACATTATTTCTCCTAATAGAAAAGAATATGGCTATATCGCCAATTGATTGTGTAGATTATTTTTCATTTTAGCGATACCGTTATTAGTTATTATCATAATACACCACCCAAGTCTTTAAGCCAAGAAAGATTAGGTTGTATATAAATAATTTCTATTCCGCTCATTGAAACGAAATTTTTAAAAATATTTTTTGCTTCTTCATCGAATAAATGTGTGCCATGATTATTTGACATAACTACTTTCTTGATACCTTCTTGCCATAGTGCCATAATACAATCATTACAACTTTGACCAGTAACATATGCTATTCCATTATCTGGTCTTACAACACAGTTTGATAGAGCATTTCTTTCGGCATGAATCATCCACGGATATTTTTCTGGCCGTGTTTTAGGTAATAAATCATCATCAAGTCCGCGAGGAAAGCCATTATATCCTACGCCTAGAATTCTATCCCTAGAATCTGTGATAACACAGCCGTGCTGTGTTTGCATATCGTGACTACGTTGAGAAACAACTTTAGCCAAACCTAAAAAATAATCTGTCCACGATGGTCTCATGGAACTATTATAACAAAATGGATGGTCTGGTCAAGTTTTATTTTGTTGTGAGCTTGTTATATAAAACTAGAGATAAAACGCCACCAGCAACACCCATAATTACTCCTGCTGGAGAAACAGCTTCGTAACTTCCTAGTAGATAAAGTATGGCACCTCCCATATATGAGCCAGCAACACCTAATGCTACTGTTTTTACAAAACCAAAATTTTCTTCACCGGGTACTATACTTTTGGCGATAGAACCCACAAATAAACCATATACGCACCACACTAGAATATTAAACATTTGCTGCCTCCACTAAGGTTATGACTTCATCATCCTTGAGATCTGCTCCTGTATCTAACATAGCATTTAATAATTGCATACCATATTTAGCATATTGTTCTTTTGATAATTCTCGTCTTAATATTCTTTTTATTCTCATTTTTGTAAACATACCACGACGAGAACTATATTCTTTGATTTCTGATCCATAAAGATTGTATTTATCTTGAGCAGTATACTCGCCAGATAGTTTATTTTTATTGCACTCTTGTAGTACTCTGATAACTGTTAGAATAATACTAATCATCATAAGTATAGCAATAACACTACCAAATTTTTCGTCTTCGGGTACTCCAGCTTTATTTAAAACTTTGGCAGAAATAGCTTTTAACTTTTCATTATTCATTTTCGTATTACTCTGCATCCATTTGGAGTACAAATAGTACCACTTTTAATTACACCGGCTTGAGGAAGACTCTGCATATGTGTTCCTGTTTCTGGTTCACAATATCCACAATCAACCATCTTGATACCGTCGCCACTAAGATACTTACCAGTACCCTTGCATACTGGACAATTTTTTCTCTTATATTTTGTATCTGGCATTTCGATATGTGTTGATTTGATTATTCCACCAGCCAGAACAACAGATGCTGTAGTAGATCCTTTGTATTGAGATGATCCAAATAATACGGTTGCTATTAGTACCAACCCTAATAATTTATTCATTTTTTACTCTTGGAAAGATTCTTTTTCTTTTTGGTTTTGGATGATCCACGCTATCATCAGCTTCTGTCTTTTCTGGTACTATTAATTTAAGTACCGCCAAGATAAAAGTTAATAGCATACTAATTAGTCGTTGCAAAGCGATTCTATCTATTAGTCTCATTATTATACACCTTATAAGTAATCAAACCCATAATCTGGTAATTTTTGTACAGGAAATCCATTAAAATTACTAAAGGCATAAGTTCCATTTTGTTTAATCATGCCTTCTGCTACGTCACTATGAATTAAGAATGAACCATCTGGAATTGGACCCCATTCTGGATGACCACCATCATTCCACTTGCCCCAACTGTTTTGTACTAAAAATGCTGTTTCACCATTGGTATCATCGCAGGCTATCCAAGCCATACAATGAGCCCAACTACCACTAGTTCTAGCAAAACCCTTACTATCTCTTTTATTACTAAAACCATAATTAGAACAGACTGCTAATCCGTAGCCATTCGCTAATGCGTCTCGTGCTTCTTCGACACTTTTAATAAGTGATGTGGTTCTAATTTGATGGTCATTAGCTAAATCTAATACTTTATCTGGAACACCACGACCACCCCATCCGGCACCTAGCATTCCGTCATATTTACTCAGATCAACAACACCCTTATAATTTTTACGAACAAGTACTCCGCCAATCTTATTAACAAATTCAGCAGCTTTACTGCCTGTCATACCTTGACCACTCCAACCACGAGCACCATAAATGGCTTCGGTTGCTCCTCTTGCTACCCAACTTTCCTTTTCACCTAATATATCAATCTCTACTGCTCTACTAATATCACATGCGTTTCTTGTGCCGTGTGAGACACAGTTGTGTGAAATTATTCCATTTGCTATAAAAGAATGATCATCTTTAACGTTTATACAATAAACATTATTGGTATAAGTTTCTTTTATTATTTTACTTATGGGAGCTAATAGACCTAAACTACAAGTTAACCGATTTTGTTTAGAACGCACTTTTGTCATCGTTGATAGTTCGGGATAAATCTTATATACCTGATCCCCATATAAATCTACCTGATACGCTTCTTTGCTTTTGTTTCTTGGAGGTCTAATTGTAATGGTATGTTGAATTTGTAAAGAAATTAATATATCTGAAATATTATGTATCAGTGTTTTAGATACCGATACTCCTACTAATTTTCGTCTTTTTTCTGTGGTAACACTACCATCTCCATCAGACCAGCCTCTTAAAAATGATAGCTTGTGCCATTTAGAAGAATTAAGAATTTCATTATCGAGATTTTTGGTCCATTGATTACCTTTAACAAAGTGAGCAAATAGTCTGGCTACAATAATATTGGAACATCTCACACAACAGACATTTTGATCAACACGATTAAAAATACTAGATTTAGCACCAAATATATCAGATAACAAATATACTATACGGTCTCTGAGTTGAGTTTCTTTGATATTTAGATTAAATGTTATTCTTTCTTTATTTGCTCCATCAACACCTCCTTCTGCGGCATAAAGTCCTATAAGCCACATAAGATCATTAGAAAGTTTGATAAATCTTTTAAGTTTATTCTTACTAAATTTAACTCTAATAGTATCATTAATAATTTCATATTTTAAATCTGAAATATAGTTACTTAGATCTAAGATTTTATCATCGACCGAATTATTATTTTGTTTTGGCAAAACTAATAGATCGCCTTCCTTTAAAGATTTAGCTTCTATCCATTCATAACCACTATCATTAAATACCATGACTTTGTGATCATTTGTCATAGATAAAATTTTATCATACTTTTTAATATGTACATGGTTAATTTGTTTTTCTGTTGGCAATTTATTAATTAGTTCATAAACCGGTTTAGGTCTGTTATTGTGTGTAATAACGCTTTCTCCAATTTGTATATCTTCGATATTTTTAAAAGAACCATCAGACATTAATACTTTGGTACCTTGGATTAAACAATCACCAGTAACTTGTCGTTCTTCATAAGGTTTTTTATCAAACTTCAATACGCTTTTGTATGGTGTTGATAATTTACCTTTACCACTATTTGTTATTCTAGAACTAGCATCACCAAAGTATGGATATTTTAAAATTTCCATTAAGTGATCAAATTCTAGTTGATTCC